CGGAGCTTGGAGGAGCGTCCCTTGACTGAGGACGACTTCGGCGTGAAGAAGGCGTTTGTGAAAGCTGAGAAGATCAACTTCACGGCAAAGCCTGATCCCGCACCACGGGTCATTCAGCCTCGTGACCCGAGGTATAACGTGGAGGTTGGAGTGTACCTGCGTCCTCTCGAGCATAGCATTTACCGTGCAATTGCCGAGGTGTACGGCGGGCCCACAGTGATGAAGGGCTACTCGGCGGAGGGCGTCGCGCAGCAGATGCGCGGCATGTGGGAAGAGTTCCGCTGTCCCGTCGCGGTTGGGCTTGATGCCAGCCGCTTCGACCAGCACGTGAGGCCCGAGATGCTCAGGTGGGAGCACAGCGTGTACACCGGCTGCTTCAGCAAGGCTGATGCAGGCCGACTGCGCTGGCTCCTCCGTGGGCAGATCGAGAACCGCTGCTACTTGCAGGCCACTGACGGCCGGGCCAAGTACCGTGTGTCTGGCAGTCGCATGAGTGGTGATATGAACACCGCTCTGGGCAACTGCCTGATCATGTGTGGCCTGGTCTGGACCTTGGCCCAGCAGCGAGGCATTCGCGTGCGGCTCGCCAACAATGGCGACGACTGCGTTGTCTTCCTGGAGCAGAGCGACCTGGCAAAATTCCAGAGTGGCCTGGGGGACTGGTTCATGCAGTACGGCTTCAAGATGAAGGTCGAGGAGCCGGTTGGTGTGTTTGAGCAGATTGAGTTCTGCCAGGCACACCCTGTGTGGGACGGTGACCTCTGGGTCATGGTGCGCAACCCGCGCACGACCCTCAGCAAGGATGCTTGCTGTGTGGTCAAGGACTATGGCTGGGGCTCTGCCGCCCAGAAGTGGCTCCACGCTGTGGGTGAGTGCGGCACAGCGATGACCGGTGGCATACCGGTGGTTCAAGAGCAATATCAGGCCTACATCCGCCACGGCCGTGCTCACCACCGCACCATCGCATCAGTTGCTGAGACTGGGATGGCCATGCTGTCCCGGGGCTGCGCTCGGGTGTACCGGGAGCCTACCGAGGCGGCCCGGGTCTCGTTCTATCTCGCGTTCGGTGTCATGCCGAGCCACCAGAGAGATTATGAGGCCCGGCTGCAACAGGTGGCCTTCACGGTGCCGGAGTCGCCGTGCATCGGACCCAACGGTGCACTAGGTTTGTTACCTGACTTATAAACAGCCAAAATGGCTAAGACAAAGAAAACTAGCGCTAAACAAAATTCCAATAAGCGCGCGCGGGCGAAGAACACTGCCATTGTGCCCTCAACTGGCCTCGATGCGCAGGCGGCGGGATATGCCCGCCTGCTGGCGGATCCTTGCAACGCTCCCTTGGTGCACCCTGTCTATCCCGGTGGTGATGCTGGTTATCTCTTTCGCGCCGAATCCTTCAGCACCTTCGGTGTCGGCGCAGCTGAGACTTCCGGTATTATCCATTGGGCTCCTGGTTATAACAATGTTAGTGGCTCGCAGCTGGTAGGATTTGCCGCTGCCAATGCTGATACAGCCACCGCTGTGGCTTCCCAGGGCGCTTCGTCTCCCGGCAACACTTTTCTGCAAGCCAATGCAAAGGGTGTGCGCTGTGTTGCGGCGTGCCTGAAGATAACATTTCCAGGGTCGGAAGCTAACCGCGCGGGCCGCATTCATTACGGCCACACTTCGGCGGGTATGCTGGACATCGGTAATAGCGTCAAGGTTGATTCGGTTGCACAAACGCTTCAGCATTTCTCCCGAACTCCAACGGACACCATCGAGCTTGTTTGGAAGCCCTCACAGGGTGACTTCGAGTTCAATGATCCCACTGAGACTTCGGGCGCCCTAATTCGCGATCGCAAGGGTGCCGTGACTGTGGCTTGGGCTGGGCTGCCAGCGGCTACTGGCTTGACGTTCCACTTCACAGCTATTTATGAGTGGACGCCTGCCACCGCACTTGGCATTGGTCACAACGCGCTGGGCAAGAACCAGTCGCGCAACACCTTTGACCAGGTGCTGGACCGGCTCATTGCTGGCGGATTCAATTTCGTCAAGCATGCCGGCCATGCCGTAGGATCAGCCCTTGGCCGGTCCATGGTCAGTGGTATCTCACAAACTTTTGGCATCATGCCCGCGGTCGGTCGATCGCGTAACTTACTTACCATGCGCTAGTCAAAACATTTTCTATGACCCTCTCTTTCGTATGCGATCCGTCTCGTAAAAGGCGACGGCAGGTGGGGACCTGGCCTATACATATACGGGGCTGACTTGTCTTACTGCGTGTTAATAAATGGCTGTCTCCTCCGACCCCTTGCAAGTGGTAACCATGATCTTGCAAGGGACGCATCTGGCCTCCCGTGACCCACCACGGGGGGGGG